TTGCTCATCGTGCCACGCAACAAACCACCAACACAAACACTAACGGGTCCAAACTGCACAACAATCTCACCCAAACCGCGCTCCAACGCTTCCACAACCACGTCGCTAGCCTTCTCAAAACGCTCATTGCGGGCGGCCGGGCCCGCCGCCCCGCACCCGGTCGACCACCCGGACCAACCGGTCGTACTCCCTGGCTCGCGCGAACTCCATCGCGAAGGAGAGGCGAGCCTCAGGCTTGACCCCTCCTTGGAGCAACTTGACCGCGCTCTTGACAGCTCCCCTCGGCTCGGGGAGGTGGTCTCCGCGCCAAAGGTGATTACAGAAGTCGGTCTCTTCCCGAGCACGCTGCGCCAGTTTAAGCGTGAGCCCGAGGGAATCGTACGATGAGAGGCCGCCCCCAGGGCGGCACTCTTGAGCGTCGTCGCCGTTTGCGACGACGTCAAATGCGCCAGATGCGAAGGCGTCGCGAGCCCGCTTGGCCGTGTTGGCCAGCGTCGTCTCGCGGCGCCCGCTCTTGTTGATCCCGGGCACGTCCTGGCGCCAGACGTCCCCGTCGGAGAAAACGAGCAACCCGCGCGAGGTGACCGCTTGCCGGGCCTCGATCACGGACTCCCACATGCTGCCAGGGGCGACGCAGTTCGCGACGCAGTTCAACTCCGCATGCATCGCAAAATCATGCGCGCCATGGCTGAACTCGAAGTTCGTCGCGTCCGAGTCAACGGCCAAGCCGGTGTCCCTCTGAGCCGCCAACCTCGCGTCCATCTGAACGCATCGCCGGCCGGCAAACCCCACCCCTACCGCGCTCCACGCGTGGGGGTAAGACTGCTTAACGGCTGCGTCAAGCGGGTAGCAGATCAGGCGGTCTATGACTTCGTCGACTGCCGACATCCCGATGACGTTGCGCTGCCTCAGCGCCTTCGCCACCTTCACCGGTTCATTCTTCACCATGACAAGGAACGGATCCACGACGCGGCGGTCCACGAGCTCCTCGGGCCCGAGGTCCGCTCCACTCGGCCCCACCAGGCTCAAACAATGCAGCCGGTGGAGTATCTCCTCGTACACCTCCACGATGTTCTCCACAAGGTAGGGCCTCTTCT